CGCGGCACGAACGGCACACGATGCGGGCGTACCTGAGCAGCCTGGCAGACTTCTGTTCGTTCCTGGGCGCGACGGTCAGGCGGGAAAATGAGGAAGTCTATCAGTTTGGTTGGAATGGTATGGAAATGCCAACGCGGGCGGGCTGCGGCGAATATATCGCGGCGTGCAAGCGGAAGGGACTGAGTTCATCGACGATCACCCGGTACATGGCCGCGGCGCGGCATTTCGTGCGGGCACTGGAGGAACAGCCGGTGTATCCTCAGTCGGGTTCTGACTTCGTGTTCATCCTGGAGGCGCAGCGGCAGCTTCGATTGGCAGCGGCCACCAAGAACCCGGCGGCAGACCGGACGAGCAACCGCCCGGCGCTGGAGCAGTTCGGCATTCGGCTGAACCTGGCGCAGGTCAACCGGTTGTTCGACAGCTTCAGCCACTCGATGGAGACGATCACGGGTAGGCGCGACCTGTGCCTGCTGTACCTGGGCATTACGAGCGGGCTGCGGGCGGCAGAGCTGGCGCGGATGACGCTGAACAGCATCCAGCCGGGGAAGGACTGTTATGAGGTGCGCGTTCGCGGGAAGCGGTCGAACCATGACCCGGTGGGCATCGACAGCACGGCGTATGCGCTGATCGTGGGGTATGTGAACGCTTGGAATGAGGGCCTGCCCGACGGGGATCCGCGCCAGATCGGGGGCGATCTGCCGATTTTTCAACCGCTGCTGCGCGGCGATCACATCCCGGCGGTGGGGCTGCGGAACTACAAGCCCGAACGCGGCTTAACGCCAAGGGCGATCCTCTAGATCGTGGAGCGGCGGACGGCGGCGGCGCTGGGCAGCGGGATCACGGCCCACGACATGCGGCGGACATGCGCGTACCTGATGCGGTCGCATGGGTACGAATGGGATCAGATTCGGGCGCAGCTTCGCCATCGGTCGATTGGAACGACGGAGAAGTACGTCGGGCAGGAGCAGGATTTGAGCCGGGCGCTGCTGAGCAAGCGCGTGACGTTTATTGTGCCGATTTAATCCCCACCCCCTAGCCACTTCCCCATGCGTAGGGGTTTGTCGCCGACATGCCCCTACTAATAAACTCACGTTTTTATGATCCCCGCGTTATGTTTTCCAAACCTGAACATTGATGACATTGCATGTATAATATGAAAAAGTGTTCTACGAGCGCAACCCAGGAACATGACACTTATCCTTTCGGGGCACACGGAGATGGTGTGGGCGGAAATCGAACGGGCGGTGAAGGCGGCGCAGCGCGATCTGCGGCGTGGCGTGCTGCCGCGCGACGTGCAAGCGCGACTGCCCTACAGCCGGGCAGAAGGCAGTTTGCGGCGCGACATGCTGATGATGTACGAAATGGGCAGGCTGATCCGCCTGGGCGGGCATGGTGCGCGGCAGGGCTACCGGCTGCCGACCCGGATGGAGCGCATGGCGTATGTGTTTAATCAGGTGTGGCCGGTCGGATGCGAGCGGCTGCGACTTGTGGCGTGATGCCAGAGAGGACATCTGATGCCCAACCTAGACCCGTTCCTGCCGTTTGCATTTGCAGAGGCTTTATCCAAGAAGCTGGAGCCAATGCTGACCCAGGATGATTGCGAGCGACTCCTGTTGTGGAAAGCCCATTTGAAGCGCATGAGACCGATCCCATCGGAGGTGCTGGCGGGCGCGGTCGGCACGTTTCGGGCGGTGCTGATCCTGGCGCGGGCCAACATCGGCGACGTCGAGGTTGAACAGTTGACGATGGACAAGCTGGGCGATCTGCTGTGGGATCAACTGGACGACGAGACCCGGCGGGCATGGCTGTTGAAGGTTTAAACCTCACCCCCTACCCCCCTCTCCAATGCGTTGGAGAGGGGGAATACATCTGAGCGAATCGCCAACCCTGCACACGCCCCTTCCATACCAAATATTTCCCAAAATGGGGTAGGGCGGGCAGACCCCTCTCAGGTTAGGAGGGGGGAGGGTAAACGGTTTGTTGGGATAAAAAGGGTGCAGCTAGATCGTTCATTTTCGGACGATTTTCCCCCTCCAAAAGCACGATCTGGCAGCGCAAAATTTCCAACAATTTATCGCAAATTATTCGAACAGACAGGTGTGGCCGTACATGGTCAGGCCTGTTTTTTGTTGTGCGTAAGGTGTGCAGGGTGGGGCTAGGATTCGAACACTAGAGACTCTCCCTCTGGTTTGGGCAGTTCCAAACGTGCCGGGGCTGCCCAATCTCACAGGGTTTGTTAGACGAGTTCGTATAGCCAGATTAGTCCAGAACGAAAAAGAACCCGCGCTGCGCGCGGCCTGGACGTGTTTTGAGGGTTGGACGTGATGTACGACCTGCGACATTTTCGAGAAGTGATTGATCGCGTAGGCGCATCGCCGGCGGCGATTGCCCGCGAGATCGGGTGCAGCCGGGGGACGGTCTACGCTTACCTGCGCCGATATCCTGAACTGAAGGCCTCGTTCGAACAAGTGCGCGGCGCTGCGGTCGCAGATCGTGTCCAGTTCTCAAAAGAGTCCTTTGAGAAGGCGATCAAGGAAAGCCGAGGCATCAAGGCCGCGGTCGCGACGGCGTTGGAGTGCAGCCGACAGACGGTGGACAATGCGCTGGAACGCTGGCCCGACCTGCGCGAACAACTGGACGCGGCGCGGAGCGGACTGGTGGCGAAGGCGGCGAGCGCGCTGGCGAAGGATGTTGAAGACCGGCAAAGCGACGGCCATCAGCGGGCGTATATGTTCGTGCTGAAGACTCTGGGCAAGGATGAAGGATTCGCCGAGCGGCAGGAGATCACCGGCGCGGACGGTGCGGCGCTGTTCGACCTGTCGCCGGAGGTGCGGAAGCTGGTCGAGGACATGGGCCTGGACGTGAGCGAAGTGGTCAAACAGTTTGAGAATATGGTGCGGGCGGCTGCACAACAAAAAGAAGTCACTTCCGATAAGAGGAGTTCTTGATGGCGAACCTACCGGATAGCGTGAAGATTGGGCCAGTCGCTTACACAGTGAAAGAAGTTGACGACCTGCATGATGTCAACGATGAAGGCCGCAAGCGCTGGCTGCACGGGCAGATTCTCTGGACAAGTGCCGCGATTCAAATTGAGCGCGACCAGGCGGATGATGTGAAGGTGACGACGCTGGTGCATGAGGCGCTGCATGGCATCCTGAATACTGCCGGGCAAAACGATCATCCAGAGGAGATGATTATCGCGCTGGGCTACGGCATCGTGCAACTGCTGCGGGACAATCCTGCGCTGGTGAAGGCTATCGTTGGGGAGAAGTACATCAGCATTGAATAACACAGGGCTGATGACGTTGGCGGAGTTTCGGGTGTACCGCGCCCAGGAGCGGCGGCGGTTCATCGACGAGCATCTGAAGCCGATGAAGGCCGAACGGGCAGAGTTATGGCGGCAATACCTGGGGGTGCGGTGGCGGATCGGGATCGAGCGGGACACCCACCGGCGTAAATCCCTGTCCGAAGAATTGTACGCTGAAAACGGGATCGCGTGGCAGTGGGCGCGGCTGGATGCGGCGATCTGCGGGATGGAGCAAATGAGCAGGAACAGCCGACGTGAATGAACGCGATCTGGCGGCGGGGTTATTCAGAAATGTCTTCAAGACGGAACCACCCGCGCCAGAAATCCCCTGGGATCAATGGACAATCGAGGTGTGGGAGAACGACGGCAGCCAACCGCTGTATGAGTTGAATCGGGCGGCTGGGGTGCTGCACATCTACCTGCATGAAGGCCAGCGCCGGACGTGGGACAGCCCACGGCGTTTTGTGTTCATGATCGCCGGGAAGCAGAGCGGGAAGACGATCACCGGGCCGCTGTGGCTATTTAAGATTATTCAACTGATGGGGAGCGGGGACTACCTGGCGATTAGCGCGACGTATGACCTGTTCAAGCTGAAGCTGCTGCCCGCGCTGAAGCAGTTGTTCGTGCATGACCTGAAGATCGCGCGGTACTGGGCGGGGGATCGCGTTTTGGAATTATGCGACCCGGCGACGGGACAGTTCGGCGCGACGTATGGGCACGAAGGCGAAAAGATGTGGGGGCGGATCATCCTGCGCAGCGCGGACAGCGAGGAAGGGCTGCAATCGGCGAGCGCGAAAGCGGCCTGGATGGATGAGCCGGGGCTGTATAAGGCGGAAGTGTGGAAGGACGTGCGCGGACGGTTGAGCCTGGCGCAGGGGCCAGCGCTGGGGACGACGACACCTTACGATTTAGGATGGCTTAAACAACAAATTTACGACCTGTGGGTGAAAGGCGACCCGGAGATCGACGTAATCCAGTTTTCGTCGCGGCTGTCGCCGTTTTTCGCTGAGGATGAATATGCCAGCCTGCAACGGACGATGCAGTCGTACCAGTTCCGCATGGATTATGATGCGGAGTTCGGGCGGCCACCGGCGGGCATCTTTGAAGATTTTGTTGACAAAGACATCAGCGACGGCGGCCATCTGTGCAAGCGGTTCGTGATCCCATCGGACTGGCCGCGCGAGGTGGCGATTGATCCGGGCATCGTGAATCCGGGCAAGCTATGGGTGGCGCACGACGTGGCGGACGATCTGTATTACTTCTACCGGGCGGAGAAGGGCGGCGACCGCAAAACATCCAAAGAACACGCGGCCTACGACGTGGCACGGGCGCGCGAGGCAGGAGAGCGCGTTATCTGGTGGGCGGTGGGCGCAAAATCCGAGAAATACTGGCGCGAGGATTACAAGGCAGCCGGGGCGCAGGGTGTACGCGAGCCGCCGCTGGCGGACGTGGAGGAAGGGATCGACCGGGCGGTGCAGCTCGTCAAACAGCACCGGGTGATCGTGTTCGACGATCTGGTGGATTTCATTGACGAGGCGCTGCGGTACTCGCGGGTCATCAAGGATGGGGAAGTGACGAAGGACATCAAGGACAAGAGCACTTTTCACCTGATGGACACGTTCCGATACTTCGCGGTGCAGGTGGTGAAGGGGCGAACGAAGGCGCGGCAGTCAACGGGAGCGGGGCGCTATGCTTAATGCGATCAACGAGATTCTGAAGGACAAAGGGCTGGTCGGCAGCCTGTGGATGGAACAGATGGACGCGCGGGGCAAGCTGGTGCGGCTGTTCCGCGAGTATTATGACGGACAGCACCGGTTAAAGCTGACGAGCGAGATGCGGAAGATGATGCAGATCAGCGATGATCGACTCGACCGCTACAACGACAACTACTGCGAGATGGTAGTCGATAAGCTGGGCGACCGGCTGGTGCTGGACACGGTGGAGAACGCCAGCGACGAGGCGCAGGCCTGGGCCGAGGCGATCATGCAGGCGAACCGGATGGACGCGCTCCAAATCGCGGTGCATGAGGCGGTGCTGCGGGATGGCGAAACGTTCGTGATGGCGGAGTACAGCGACGAGGCCAAACGGACGGTGCTGGCGCGCGAACTGGCGTGGGATGGGACATACGGCATCCTGCCGGTTTACGATGGGCGGGGTGAGAACCTGATCGCCGCAGCGAAGGTGTGGCTGGACGGCGACGTGACCCGCGTGAATATCTATTATCAGAACTCAATTGAGAAGTATGTCGCCGACGGCGAGGAACTGAATTTAGCCGAAACCATCCCCACGAGCAGGCTGGACAAAGCGCCGGGCGTGCCGCTGGTGCCGTTCCGCAACCGGGGCGGTGGCCGCAGCGAACTGGTGAACGTGATCCCGCTGCAAGACTCGCTGAACCGGACGGTGATTTCGATGGTGATGAGCGGCGAACTGACGGCGTTTAGCCTGTTATTTGCCGTGGGCTTCAAGCCGCCGTCGGGCATCACGCCGGGCATGGTGATCCATGCGATGATCGAGGGCGAGGATGGCAAGTCGATTGTCGCCAGCGATAAAGATGAGGCCGAAGCCTACGCGGCGCTGATGGCGGCCTACAAGCTGGAGCGCGTCGAGGGTGGCAGCCTGGCGGAACTGATCGACCAGGCGGAATTCCTGATCGACCAGATTTCGACGATCAGCAGCACGCCAATTCCATCCAAGATGGGCGGGGACAGCGCGAGCGGCGAGGCGCTGAAGCAGCGGGAAATCGGGCTACTGGGCAAGGCACGGCGGGCCTGTGTGCAGCTCGGCAATGCGTGGGAGGATGTGTTCGCACTGGCGCACCGGGTAGAGTCGCTGTATGCGACGAACCGTCCACCAGCGGCAGAGGACTGGTTCGCGCGGTGGAAGACGGCGCAGATCCGCAACGACGCGGACATCCGCGAGACGGCGAAGCTGCTGCAACTGTGGGGCTTCGAGCGGGAGGCGCTACGGGTGTTGAGCCAGAGTTCGCAGGTGCAGTACAGCGAGGAAGACATCGACCGGCTGATCGCTGAAAAAGCGGCGGATGGGGGCGCGGCGCTGGCGGCGGCGGCGGGCAACCTGCCGGGGTTCGATACTTTTAATTAAGACAGCGTTGGGTAGTAGAGCTGCACCGGGCAGGCCTGCCCAATAGTTTGACAATGCAGCGCAATCCGCAGCGTCGCTGATGTCCGCTGCGATGCCAACCGCTTACCTGATGAGGGTGGGCGGTTTTTATTTAGCCAGAAATGATGGATTCTACGAGTTTGCTGTTGACTTTGAAGTGCCAGTCAGCGGGGGGTACATTGGGGTTGGTCGATTGGATGAATGTCCACTTGCCGTCATCCGACGCGCCGACGACTACACCCTGGTGCTGGATTTTCACCGGGTCCACGTAGTTCACAAATTGGCCGTCGAATTTCGTCTTTTTCATGGTCTCGTCCTTCCCCTTCATTATCCGCCCAATTTCAGGGGAAGTCAATCAACTTTCATCAAGAAATCCCATATTGCTGAGAAATTCACGGCGGGCAGCGCGGCGAGCGGCGTCAGTGGCGTAGGTGTTGCCACCGTACTTCACTTCGCGCTTCGTCTGATTGGCGAGACTCCCCGCGAGGCTACTCTGGGTCGTATACACCATATTCAAATATTGCCCTTGGGCCGCCACTCCAAGGCGCCGCGTCTGAGCTTCAGTCAATATTACCCCGCCTATGTTGGCCGCCGTCTGGATTGCGACCGCCCGGTGCTTGTAGAAATCATTGTAGAGCTGCTCCGCGCCTTTCAGATCGACGTTTACGCCACTCTGGGCTGCCTGCTGCTGAACCAGCGACAGAATGTAGTCTTTCCCATACTGGATGTTCTGGCTTTCCTGAACAAACCGGCGCGCCGCTGTTCTGGTGTTTTCAGGATCGACAACCCACTGATCAGTGTTGAAGTCCTGATACACAACCGCTGTTTCCATGTCTTTGAAGGCTTCAGACAACGGCCCCTGACTGTTTGTGATGAAATTATTGAGGCTATCCGGGCTGTCGCCCGGACTTCCAGAGTCGCTGGGCATGATGCCGTTGACTGTCTGGACGGTGGGCGGAGAGCCACCTCCACCGCTACGGCCCCCACCGCTGCTGCCCCCCAGGATGTCTTTCAGGCTGGATTCTCTGACCATCCGACCAAACACGTCATCCGAATAGGGATGGATGAAATCGCGGAGTGTCGCCTTGCCGTCGCGCAGGGCTTCGAGCTTGCCGGGGGAGCGCACAAGGCTGACCTGCTGCGCCTGTCGTTCCGGCGGGAGGCTATCCCACCACTGCTGGCCAGTCTGGATGGTTCGGGGGAAACCCTTGACGATGATGACGGCGGTGCAGCGACCGGAATGATGATCGTCCACGCGGGGAACCGGGGCGTCGCCACCGTCGCGCTCGGCGTCCCAGATTACGTCGCCGTGTTGGGCGATGCACGAAAGGCAGGTACGCAGATCGCGGGCAGCGATGCGGACGACCTGCTGGGCAATGGATCGGTTGGCATTCTGGTGCAGGGCGGTGGAGTCGCGGTAGGAGGTCAACTGCAAGGTGCGCATCAGGTTATTAGCCTGGTGCGCGGGCAGGTTTTCCGTCATGCGGCGAATCTCGCGGGCCGTGCGCAGGGGCGACCAGCCGAGGGCTATGCCCTGAATGGCCTGATTATTCACGATGCCCAGGATGTCCGTGCCGTACTTTGACAGCGCAGCAGCCCAGGGATCGGAGCGGGCGTAACCAATAAGGCGGGCGACAGCTTCGGGATCAGGGGCGTTCCAGCGGACGCCGATCCGGGCAAGCTGAGCATCGGTCGTGCCACCCAGGGCAAGCTGACGCTGGATGGTCCCGGCTGCGGTTGAACCGGATGACTGCACCGATTCGGAGGCTGAACCGATGATGGTGGCGTCGCCGTTGAGGGTGGTTTCAAGATCGGCAAGGAGGGCGCGCAGGACGGGGTTATCGGGGGTGAGGCGTTCACCAGCTTCGACCAGGCGGGCGACTTCGGCGTCGAGTTCATCCAGGCGCTGCTTAATGAGGCCGGTGCTGGTGCTGCTGGCGATGGCACGGAGGACGGGTTCGGCTGCCTGGGCATAGCCCTTATCCAGCAGCCGATTGATCAGATCGGAAACCGTGCCCTGACGGGGCTGATTGCCGGTCATGCGTGAACCGCAGCGCCCTTCTTACCGATGATTTCGGCGTTGGCCGTACCTGCGCCTATGGCAAGGACAACGACGTAATCGCCTGCGAGGAGATCGGTATCCGGCGCAATGCCTCCGGCTGTGGTTGATACCACGTAGATCGTACCGGCGGTGAGCGTCGCGCCCCAGTTGATGACCGCGCCGGGCGGGGCGATGAGCATGTCGCGGCCATCGACGCCACCGGTCAGCGATATGCCCGCGAAATTGCTGGCGGCGTCGGTGTCGGCGTCGGTGAGTTCGTGTTCGAGGGTGGAGGTGTTGAGATAAACGGGCTGCCCGGCGGCGATGGTTGCCCCGGCCTTAACGACCTGGGGGCGCGTGCCGGAAACCCACGTCACGTTTGCGGGCGTTTGCGAAATATCGGCCATGTTCAAATCTCCTCTAAAGGAAAGATGCAGATATTGAGATCGTAGTCCGGCGGGGCGGGGACTAACGCGCAGAATGTGCGTTATCGGAAGTGGGACGACAGCATGATAGGGTCAGACGAAACAGGCGCAGGGCCGGGACGCCGGCTGGCGCGGACTCTTTTTGCATAATCAGGCGTGATGCCAGAGGGATGGGGCGGGATGCCACCGGAAGACGACAAGAATCAACAGGGCGGATCGGAAGGCAAATACAACCCTGACACGGTTGAGGATGCCAAGAAGATCATCGCGGCGCTGGAGAAGCGGCTCGGTGAGCGCGACGCTACTATCGAGCAGCTAAAGACCAGCCAGGCCACGCTGGGACAGCAGATCGAGGCCATTCAGGAGGCCAACCGTAAGAAGCTGGAGGAGCAGGGGAATTTCAGCGAAGTGCGCACTCAACTGATGGCACAGATTGAATCCCTGAAACCGACGGCGGAACGGGCGGCGGCGCTGGAAAAGATCATCCGGGACAGCAACGAGGCCATTATCAAGAATGTGCCGGAAGCGTACCGAGGGATGATCCCGACCGAATACGCGCCGGAAAAGCTCCAGGCCTGGCTGCACGCGAATATGTCCGTGTTGAGCAAGCAGCCTGCACCCAACTTCGACGCAGGGGCGGGAGCGGGCGGCGGCACTTCGCCAGCGGCCTCATCCCTGACGCCAGAGCAGAAAGCAATGGCGAAACGCCTTGGTGTCAAGGAAGAGGACGTGCAGGCGGAAATCAAACGACGCGAGGCTAAACAACAGGAGAAATAGCGATGGCTCGAAATTTCGAGTTCGCATATGACATGAGCGGCAACAACCGCGCACCGGTGAAAATGAAGCTGCCGGTGGCGGCCACGCAGACCATCGTGGCGGGTGACGCGCTGGAATGGTCGAGCGGGAAGCTGGCGAAAAGCGACGACGCTTTTGGCAAAGTGGTCGCGATCGCGGCGCAGGACAGCGACGGCGCAGCCGCCGGGACGCTGATCGAGGTCGAAATCCCGATGCCCTGGCAGGTGTGGCGAGCGGTCGCCAGCGCGGACGCCACGGCCATCGTGAACGACGGCACCGCCACTTATGACATCACCAGCGCGCAGTTGGTGAACGTGGCCGACACAACCGGCGGGTCGATCCAGGTGATCGATATTGACGCGGACGACAACACCCGCATTTACATCCAGTTCGCCGTGTGCTACTTCGCACCGTAGTGGCAGCGCTTAATCGCTGAGGAGAAATCAAGATCATGCCTAGTTACAACGATTACAGCGCGTTCACCAACCTGGCGCTCACCCTGTCTGCCCTGTGGCAGCGGGAAGTGGTCAGCATCGCGGCAGTGGCGCGGCTGTTCCGTGAAGGAAGCAGTACCGATGCTGTCGAACGCTCGAAGGGGCTGGGTTCGATGGGACTCGTGCCGAAGTACAACGGGAAACTGGAGTACCGGACGACTGATCCGCTCGACCTGGCGACGTATACCCATGCCGAATATGGCGACGCAATCAACATCCCGCGCGCCCTGATCGACGATGAGAGCTACGGCGTCATCGAGAAGCTGGTGAAGGAACACGCGATGAGTTACACGCGCACCATCGCGCATTACCAGGCAAGCGTGTTCAACAACGCCTTCAGCTCGTCCTACCTGGGGCCGGATGGCAAGTCGCTGTGCGCGACCAACCACAGCAGCGGAACCAAGCCCAGCTTCAATAACAAGGGCACGTCGGCGCTGACGCATGACAACGTGGTTTCGACCCGTCAGTCCATGCGGAAGTGGAAAGACGAGAGCGGAAACGTGCTGCTGGTACAGCCGGACCTGATCGTCGTCGGCGTCGATCTGGAAGACAAGGCGGATGAGATCACGAACAGCGTGCAGCGCAGCGACAACGCCAATAACGCTGTCAACAGCAACCGCAAGCTGACTTATCTCGTCGAGCCACTGCTGACCGACTCGAACAACTGGTTCATGGTGGACAGCGCTCTGGCGCAGTTGTACCTGAACTGGTTCTGGCGCGTCCGTCCGGAATATGCCGAAGACCCGACCGGGAATTACAACCTGGGCATGAACATGCGCGGGTATATGCGGTTCAGCTTCGGCTGGGACACGCACACCTGGATTTACGGGCACGAGGTGGCGTAAGCCTAATCACGCTCAACCCCTGTCCCCCTCTCCTCAAGGCGAGGGGGAATTAATGCGTAAAGCAGAGAGGCAAACATGGGATTCACCAATCATCCAAACGGGATTACCTCCTTCGGTATGCCAGTGCTGCCGGGCGGTGTGCCTACCACGACGGGCAGTATCTTCTTCGTCCACAGCGGGACGGGGAGCAGCAGCAACGACGGCCTTTCGCCCAGTTCGCCGCTGGCGACCATTGACCAGGCGGTCGGCAAGTGTACAGCCAACAAGGGCGACCTGATTATCGTCATGCCGGGGCACGCCGAGACGATCAGCGGGGCGACCTCGCTGGTACTGGACGTGGCTGGCGTCGGCGTGATCGGCCTGGGGCGCGGCAGCCTGCGGCCCACGCTGACCTTCAGCGCGACGGGGTCGATTATCAGCGTGACGGCGGCGAATGTGCTGCTGGACAACCTGCTGATCATCGGCGACGTGGACAACATCGTGACGGGGATCAGCCTGGCGGCGACCGCCGACGGCGCGCACCTGCGCAATATCGAGATGCGCGACGGCGCGGCCAACAAGGAATTTCTGATCGGCATCGCCATCGCGGCAGCCTGCACCGACGTGACGGTTGAGAACTTCGCCTTTCACGGGCTGGCGGGCGGCGCGACGGGCTGTATCGAAGCAGCGGGTGCGGCAGATCGATTCAAGCTGCTCAACAGCTTCATCCGCGGCCAGTTCTCCAGCCAGATGGTGGACCTGAGCGCGGCGGCCAGCGTGGGGCTGCTCATCCGCGGCAACACGCTGATCAACATCGAAACCGGGGCCGGCCTGGGCGTCGCGATGCACAACTCGTCTACCGGGTTTGTGGCCGACAACCGGATCGCCAACATCAAGGATACCGTCGCCGGTCTGAGCGGGACGGGCATGGCCTACGCCGAAAACTACTGTTCGAACGCGCTGGGCGCGCAGGGCATCCTGGTTCCGGCGGCGGACAGCTAACCGCGGCGCAGAAACCCGCTTATCGGAAGTGAGGGGGTCCAATGATTCGTAAAGAGACGGTGACGGTGGCGGTGGCCGGGTCTGCCGGCAGCGCGACAGGGAGCGAGAAAACCGCGCGGCCTGTGAGCGGGCGGGTGCTGGCCGTACATCTGGATTACACGACCCAACCGGCGACGACGGATGTGACGGTGGCCACCCAGAACGCGCCGACGCTGACGGTGCTGACTGTCACCAACGGGAACACCGACGGGTGGCGTTTTCCACGTCAGCTCATGGATGGGACGGACGGCGCCGACCTGACGGGCATCTATGAGGCACTGCCGGTGGCAGACAACGTGGTTGTGAGCGTGGCGCAGGGTGATCCTGGGTCAGTGGTCGCGACCATTGTGTGGGATGACGGCGCATGACGTTCACCTATAACCTCGCCAGCCCGAATGATATCACCCGTGTCCGATTCCATACCGGCGACACCATCGAGGAAGCGGCGATGTTCAGCGACGAGGCCATCCAGTTCGCGATCGATGAATCCACGACATGGCAGCGGGCGGTGATCGCCTGCATTCGCCATGCGATTGCGCGGCTGGCCTCCGAACCGGACATGCAGGCCGACTGGCTGAAGATCGACTGGCGGCGGTCGGCGGACAACTGGAAGCTGCTGCTGAGTGAGAAGGCGCAGGAATTCGGGCTGGGCAAGGCGCGGGCCTCCAGCGGCGGGCATCATGCGTACCGTCCGGATGGGTTGATCAAGGAAGAGCCGGACTGGACGAATGACACGGTGGAGGATTCGGCGGGATGGTAAGCAACCGAACGCTGGCGATCATCAAGCGGCGGGTCAATACGTTCCTGACGGAGACGTGCACGATCGGGCGCGAGAGCGGCCTGAAGGGGGCGATGGGCGAACCGCTGCACGGCGTTGAGGTCGTCGCCGCTGACGTGCCGTGCAGGGTCATCACCCTGGGGCAGAGCAGCACGCGGACGGAATACGAGTCGGTTGGATCAGCAGAGGCGATGGTGGAACGATGGCGACTGATCTGCCCGGCAGGGACGAGCTTCGCGGTGGATAACCAGGTGGTGCTGTCCGACGGGCGCGTGTTCCAGATCGTGGACGTGGATGACCGGCTGACCGACCAGGCATTCGTGGCGGCGGTGATGGTGAGGGCGCGCGATGGCTAGCAACGTATCCGAGATCATCCTGGACACCAGCGGACTCGACCGCATCCTGCAAACCGAACCGCAAAAGGTCGAAACCTGGCTGGACGCGGTGGCTGAGGATATCGTGACGGACATTGTGCTGAACTTCGGCACGTCGCCGCCAGGTGCAAGCTACACCCGCGGCGGCGTCACGCACGTCGCCAGCCAGCCGGGATACCCGCCGAACGTGGACATCAGCACCCTGTCGGATTCCATCAAGTGGGAAAAGACGGCCCCGCTGGAGCGGACGATCAGCGACGGAGTGGAGTACGGCATTCACCTGGAAGACGGCACGGAGTACATTGACCCGCGCCCATGGATGGAACCGGCGTTTAAACGGAAACAGGCGGAAATCGAGCGGGATGCCGCGGGCAACCTGGGGCTTGAACAAATATGAACGCCGCGCCGAAGAACGCGCTGTACCTGATCCTGAGCGCCCACCTGACCGGGTACAGCCCGATCTGGGGCGACCGGGTTGAGCCGCTGATGATGGCCAGCGCCGGGCTGACGAAGCCGTGTCTGATGTTCTTCGCCGCCAGTGCCGGGCGGGAGAACAGCGTGCCGGGCCGGGACAGTGCGCGGTTCACATTGACGGCAAAAGTGGTGGCGGAGACGATGCAGACGGCGATGGATGGGCAGGCTGAATTAAGCAACGCCCTGCACAACGCCGGCGAGCAGGACGTGAACCCCAGGCTGCCGAGCCATGATGAATGGCACATCCTGACGGTGACGGAAGGCCGCGAGGAAGCGTTCCAGCAGACGGCGCGAATTTACCATGCAGGACACCAGTACGACATATTGATGGAGCGGAGGGCATAATGCCTGAATACAACGGGAACAACATCTACCTGACGATGAACGCGGTGGACGTGAAGGCGCGGTGGCGCAAGTTCGACCCCAAGCTGAAGATCGGCGATGAAGACGTGAGCGCGGGCGCAAACATCGAGTGGGAAAAGCACGCCGGTAAGCTAAAGGTCGTCAATGCGACTGTCACGCTTATTTATGATGATTTGACGGCTGCCGCCGATCAAGCAGCGCTTTTTACGGCCAACAGCGTGATCGCAGTGGTTCACGGGCCGGAAGGGAATGCGGCGGGCAAACCCAAGCATGACCAGGACTTCAAGATCAACGGGATCAACGGGCCGACCACGAACCACGACAAGACGCTGGTGACGCTGGAATACGACCTGATCAGCACGGGCGAGCCGCGCAGCAATTTCTACGCGGGCGACACGTTCTAAGAGAGTCACAGGTTTCCAGTCGCCAGTTACCAGTTAAGGGCAAAGCTGCTGACGTGTTGCTGTGAGAGCAACAAAATGGCGGCAGCAACAACAAACGAACCGGGAGGGTTCATGAGCGAGAACGGCAGCAAGACACCGACGTTTGATTTCTCGAAGGTGAGCAGGCAGTGGAACCGCGATTTTTCACGGAGCCTGAATGAAGCGGCGCGGGCATCCATCGCGCTGCAACGGCAGCCGAACGAGGATATGGACGATGAGGCGGTGGAGGCGATCTTCGCCCGGCAGGAACAGGCGCTTAACGACCTGGAGTCTATCGCGGACCGGCAGGCGGAACTCCTGACGCAGGTTCTGGTGGCCGTGCCGACGGACTGGTTGCTGCCGGATGCGCCGCCCGATCTGGATTGGAGCGCGGTTGGATCGCTGGATTACATCCAGGCCAACCGGTACGCGCAAATCCTTGAAATCCTGCGGACGAAGGACATCGCGGCGGATAACTCAAAAAACTCGGATGGGCATTCGCGCTCTCGGCAAAAGCGCCGGGGTCGGTGAGTTTTTACCCCGACGAAATCGAACGCATCGACGACGCCCTGCTGATCCTGGCGGGGGTTCCGCCCAGCGAACTGGAGCGGATGAACATCCAGCAGCGGAAAGATGTGCTGGAGATTCACCAGACGCTGGAAGCGTTGAAGCGCGGCAAAATGCCCGGTCAAGAATTGTAGAACAGCCCCTCACATGGGGCTTTTTTTATGTCGTGCGTTAGGACGCGGGGCGGGGCGATAGACTGAGGCTGACGGCGTAGAAGGAAAGTTATCGGAAGTGGCACTTCAGGTTGCATCTCTTTTCGGCGTGCTGCGGATGGACGATTCGCAGTTCCGCACGAGCGCAGGCAATGCGAAAACCGAGATGACCGGATTAGGCGACCGGATGGTGAAGCTGGGCGGCCAGATGACCACGTTCGGGTCGAACCTGACGCTGCTGGCCGCGCCGGTGGCGGCTGCCGTCGGCGGGGCGACCAAGATGGCGATCGACTTTGACGAGGCGATGGTCAACATCCAGGCGGTGACGGGACGCTCTACGAGCGAGATGGCGACGCTGCGGGATGAGGTCATGAAGCTGGGCGGGGCGAGCCGGTTCGGGCCACAGGCCGCCGCCGAAGCCATGTATGACATCGTGGGCGGCGTGGCGGATGCATCGACCCACATGGCGATCTTCCGAACGGCGATCTCCACGGCGCAGGCCGGTAACGCCGACCTGGGCGCGACGACAAAAGCCCTCATCAGCGTGATGAACAGCTACAAGCTGGGCGCGGATCAGGCGGGGATGGCAAGCGATGTACTGACGCGCACCGTCGGGATGGGTGTGGGCACGATGGACGAATTCGCCAGTTCGCTGCCGACGGTGACGGGACTGGCGAACAGCCTGGGCATCAGCTTCAGCGATCTTGCCGGTTGGTCCGCCTATCTAACGACGCAGGGTAACAGCGCTGGACAGGCGACGACGCAACTGGGCGCGATGATGAGCGCGGTGATGAAGCCGAACGCCGACATGGCCGCCGGGCTGAAGGAACTGGGTTTCGACAGCGGCGAGGCGGCAGTCAAACAGTTAGGCCTGGTGGGCACGATGCAGGCGCTGGCCGGGACGCATACCGCGAACGAACAGGGCATGGCGGCGATGCTGGGCACGCAGGAGGCGCTGCGCGGTTCGACAGCGTTGATGAGCCAGGACGTGGCCGGTTTCATGACGACGTTCACGGGTGGGCTGCAAGGGGCGACGCAGGCGGCGGAAGCCGTGCAAATGACGAGCGCGGCGGCGCAGGTTGACCTGCTGAAGAGCAGCGTGAGCGAACTGGGGATCGAGGTGGGGACGGCGATGATCCCGGCGCTAAAAGACCTTGTACGTCAAGTGATGCCGGTGATTAGCAACGTCATCAAGTGGGTGAAAGAAAACCCGGAACTCATCCGGCAGGTGGGGCAGATCGCGATCCTGGCAGTAGGCGCGGGCACGGCGATTACCGCAGTCGGCACGGCCACCAGCGCCATCGGCAACATTGTGAAAATCGCGACAACGCCGGTGGGGGCATTCGCAGCGGCGATACTGGCTGTGTACACCGCTTATCAGAAATTGCAGGAATTTAAGGCCACCGTGGCCGCGGGGCAGCAGTCGGTTGTCAGCGCACACGGCGGGGCGATTGCGTCCGGGCAGATCAGCAAGCAGCAGTATGAAGACCAGGCTTTCAAATCGCTGGTCTCGCAGTTTGGTGATTTTGCAGCGCGGATGATGTGGGGCGATGAAAACTCGCTGACCCGTCGGACGCTGATGCAGCCTTACTACGCGAGTCTGTCCGGAGCGCCGGGCGCAGCAGGCGGAATCAAATCTGTCCCATATGACGGGTACATGGTGAACCTGCACCAGGGGGAGGGCGTGCTGACCGAGGCGGAGAACCGTGAACGTTGGGGCGGGATGAACTTCGGCGAGGGGAGCATCGTGATTTACGCTAACGACTACGCGGGGGGGCAGGCAGCCGCCAAAGGGTTTAGTGAACAGATGCAGGAATGGCGGCGGTCGAGGGGATAAATGAACGTACTCAAACAGTTCGGCGAAACCGGCAGCGGCCAGCTCTACACCTTCCCATCCACGCAGATCACCTACCTGGACAACTTCGGCGATCTGGTGACAAAAACCAATCGCATGGCTTTTATGCACGGTGGCTTTGACGAACTGGGGTATGGGCGGGGATTGAGCGAGATTGGCAACGTGCAGGCGGAATTCTGGCTGGAGTATGACTCGATCCAGGACGCCACCGACAAGCTGGACGCGATCCGGTCGATGAATGACTGGGGGGTGCAGCGGCTTTTCATGCAGCCGACCGACCTGAGCGCAGCGCAGCGGTGGTGCCTGGCGCGCGTAAACGACGTGAGCAATGGGATGAACGTGCGCGACATACCCCACCAGCGACAACGGGTGAAACTGTCGTTCCAGGTGGCCGACCCATTCTGGTACACGAATGGCAACCAGGCATTATGGGATGGAACCTATGACTGGGACTCGACCATCAACTGGGACGGGAGCGGCCTGACAACCGTGACGGGATCGGGAACGCTGACGGTGACAAACAACGGCAATGCCTTCACGGTGGGGCGGTTCGTGGCGAAGGTCACCGGGGCGCAGGCCTTCAATCAACTGATCGTGCGGCGCCTGGTGAACGAGAACATCATCGACGAGTGGGTGATCAACCGGGAGTTCGTGCAGAACGACGTGGTCGAGGTCGATCCGCGCAAGCAGTGGGTGATCATCAACGGCTATGACCGCTTCAGCGATTTCGAGTTCCGGCACCCCGACTGGCTGCGACTGCTGCCGGGGTCCAACAGCATCAGCGTGACCACTGACCAGGCGAGCGCGGAGCTTTCGACCGCGATCCGCTATTTTGAGAGGTATGTATGACCATATCCGTCGCGACGACCAAGACCGGCTTTGACAACACGACCGACCCGGTGGCCAGCGCTGGGATGATGACCTACGCTGGCAGCGTTGACAATCTGATAAACAACATTCTCAACGGTAATCAGGCATTCGACAAGCAGCTCTTCACCGCATCGGCGACGATGCAGATTGACGGCGTCTCGACCCAGGCGATCGGCGTGCCGACGCAGGCGCTGATCAACGTGACGCCGCCGGGAGTGGCTTCGAGCGGCTTCCTGAAGACGATCGGCGTGAGCAATAACCGCTTCGTCATCCTGAAGGCGACATCGGGCAAGGCAATCGTCATCGACGCCCGCGGGACCGGGAATATCACATCTGTCGACGGCGGCTATCTGTCGCTCTCGGGGAATGCGATGGCGCTGCTGTTCTGCCATAACAGCCAGTGGGCGCTGATCGGCTCGACGAACATTTCCAGCAACGGCCTGACGCCGTTTAACAATTTTGCGGCGACGACCGACCCGACGCCGGCCGATGACGTCGGCGATGCTTACGGCGTCGGCTCGAAATGGGTGAATGTCAGCGCCGACCGGGCCTGGATCAACATCGACTCGACCTCGACACTGGCCATCTGGAAGCAAATCACGCCGCCTAAAAATCGCTGGGGTGTCCGAGCGGCCAATGCGGCGGCGGTCGGTGTTGGGATCGCTGCGCCGACCGTTGCCAACAGCCCGGCTAATGCCAACGACGCCAGCAATACCTTTATCACGCTGCCGACGACGGCGGCGGCCGGCAATATCGCCGGCTGGATTACGACCAGTTTTAACCTGATCCGCCCGGCGCATGATCCGATCGTCGAGGTGATCATCAAAACGTCGAGCGACCTGACCAGCCAGCGCGACTGGATCGGCCTGGTCGACGCCGACATTACCAATGTCGATACGCTCGCGGCCGGTCGCGAGTTTATTGGGTTTCGTTATTCGTCGGTTGCGGTTGATCCGGGCTGGATGCCGGTGCTGCACGACGGCACGACGCAGAACGTGGGCACAGCCATGGGCGGGGCGATCCAGGCCAGCACGGTCTACAAACTGCGATTCCGCGTCGTGAGTGCCTTATCGACGGTGTATTTCAGCGTCAACGACAGCGCCGAGCAGGCCATGACGACCAATTTCCCGGCGGCGGCCACCGACATGGGCGCAATCTGCCGCTGCATTGCCGTCGCCGCCTCGATCCGCAACTACGCATTTGCCAGCTTTGACGCGGCCTGGGGTTAGGGTATGCAAAACGTAGCCACTGACAAGACCGCCTTCGACCGTCCGTATGACCCGGTATCATCCCAGGGGATGATGCGGCACGCCATCGATACCGAAAGCAAACTGAACGATATCCTCAATGGCGAGCAGGCTTTCGACCGGATGCTGTTCAGCGCCTCGACCGAGCTGGCCATCACCGGTGGGGTGCTGGCGGCGACCAGTCTGGCCGTGCATACCGTCGCCGCCCAGACCAGCACGACCGACGACCTTGACACGATCCCGGCGGTCAACAATACCTTTTTATTCCTGAAGGCCAAGAGCGGTCATATTATTGTCCTGCGGCATGGTACCGGCAATATCGCAACTAGCAGCGGGATCGACGTCTACCTGCTCGGAAACCGCATGGTGCTACTCTACTGCCAGGGCGGCCAGTGGAGCACCGTGGGGAATAATGTCCCGCTGGATAACCTGTCTGTAACGCGCGACCCGACCAGCGCCGACGACGCGCTGAGCGGGTACGCAGTCGGCTCGCGCTGGGTCAATACAACACTTGACCGAACCTGGGTTTGTGTCGATGCGAGCAGCGGCGCGGCCATCTGGAAAGCCATCCACAACTGGAAAAACAGTTTCATCGTCCGCGCGGCGAATACAAACGTCGTCGGTATTGGCTGCCCGGGCTCGATCGGCGGCACACCGTCGAATGCGAACGCCAATGACAACGACAACACCTGGACCCAAACCAGCACCTCGTCGGCGGCAAATATCAGCAGCGGGACGCCCGCGCGGTATGTGCGGCCCGCACACAATCCGATTTTTGAAGGGTTGATTAAAACCGGCAGCGATTTAACCAGCCTTTTCCTGTGGATCGGGCTGTTTGCCGCGCTGCCGCCTGCGGCCAATACCCTGACCGATTTGGGAATCGGGTTCCGTTACAGCGCATCGGCTGGCGACGCGGGCTTTGTGCCGGTTCTTTTTGACGGGGTCACCCAGAACACCGGGACAGCCATTGGTACGATCAGTACGGACACCGTGTACGAGCTGCGCTTCCGCGTCGATGATGCTAACAGCCGTGTTTACTTCAGCGTTAATAACAGCACCGAGCAGATGCTTAGCACTAATTATCCCGGCGCGGCAGCCGAGTTGGTTTTTTTTCTATACATCGCCACGTCGGGTGGGGTTTCGCGCAGCGTCATTCACAGCAAATTTGAGGCGACCTGGTAATGCGCGTCTGGTGCGACATCTTCAGCGCCGACGGCGTGAAACAGGGGACCGGGATCACCCTCAACAGCGCCAGCGCGACGCGCGCCCTGGACGGGGCCGGTTCATTTTCGGTGACGTTCCCGGCGGTCAGCGAGAGCCTGTTCAACCTGGCGCAACTCGAACGGAGGGCGAGCATCTACGTCGAACAGGACGAGCAGACGCGCTACTTCGGCGGCGGGATCATCCGTGAACTGAACGTCGATGACTCCAGCGGCGGGGCGAAAGTGGTCATCGGCGGGCCGGATCCGCTCGACGCCCTGACGCGCAAGAGCGTCCTGCTGGGGCGGTCGTATCAGGTGAGCCTGATTGGCACGATCGCGGCCAGCCTGACGGCCCTGGCGCCGCCGTGGTCAATCATCGTCGATGACGCTGACAATGTGACCCAGAGCGTGCGCTTTGATGGGGTGAGCGTGCTGAAGGCGCTGATCAGCATCGCATCGAAGGCCGGGTATCACATCCGTGAAGGCGAAACACCCTACACACTGGAGATGGGACCGTTCGGCGACGACAGTGGGATTGTGGCGCTGCACCCATCGACGCTGTCGGTCGAACTGTACAGCCGCGACAACCTGCTGCTGATCGACAAGATCAGCCAGAAGAGCAGCAGCCGCGACGTGATCAACTGGATCATCCCGGTCGGCGCGGGCGAAGGCGACGCGGCGCTGACGATGGAATACGCCGTGAACGTGACGCCTGAGCAGATGGAAGGCCCGGATGGCCGGACGCTGTATTTCATCAAGAACGACGACAGCATCGCCGAATACGGCCAGATTGAGAAAGTGGTCACCTTCAAAGACATCGTGCCGGTGCTGAATGAGCAGGCCGCCAAGCAGTATGGATCGGAAGTGTTGTACGCGGCGGCGCAGGCCTGGCTGGAGCGCAACGCCTGGCCGCTGACGACCTACACGATGACGGCGAAGAAATGCCGGACGGCACTGCGCGTCGGCGACAAGATCACGGTGGCCTACAAGGGAATCATCGAGACCGAGGACGGCAGCCACACCTACATGGACGTGGACGACCTGTTCTGGGTGATGAAGATCACCGAGACGGCCAACGACAGCGGCCTGAGCGTGGCGCTGGAGATCGCCAACGTAGACCGGCGCGAACGGGACATTGTGCAGGACATTGGCGAAGGGTTGGAAGCGATTGAAGTGCGCAACCTGACGCCGCGCACGCATACCGTATGGGTGACGAAGGATAAGACCGAGCCGGTCTGGGGAAGCCCCAGCGCCGACGTGCACCAGGCGATCGCGACGTTTTACCTGGACATCGACGACAAGATCACCGATATTCTGGAAGTGAAGCTGCACTTCGTCAGCCTGCAAGCCTATTCGACGGTGGACGTGACGACCAGCGCCACCTGGAACGGCGACCTGTGGGCCTATTACACCCGCGCGCCGAACTTCCCACAGAATATCAGCCTGCTGATCAACGGCGAGGACGTGACCAGCGAGTACGGCGGGCCGTGGGGCACGGTGAGCGCTTCATCCGGCGACATCGAAATCGACATCACCGACAAGATCCGCGACGCGCTGGGCGATATTTACCGTGAGCATGTGATTCAATTTACCTGCGAGAACGCCAGCGGCGAGCGGTCGTATGCCCCGCACACAACCGCCAGCGGCAATGGCCAGTCGGGCGGCCTGATCCGCTGCGAAATCAAGGCTCGATTAGTTGTGAAGGATTAGGAGGACAATCATGAAACGTGAGGTTTTGTTGTCGGTACTACTGGTCATCATAACGCTGGCACTGCTGGTGTTTGGGAGCCGGGCGGTGGGCGCAGCGGACGTATCGCTGTTCGTGAGCTGCATTGAGCGCGAAAGTGAAAGCGGCCTGCCGCGCGTGTGGTTTGGCTACGAGGCGGGTGCAGCGGTCTCAGGCACCGGTTACATGGGGGATTCCGAGCAGGTTGGGTTCATCGGCTTCGCGCCGAATGCGCTTCAAGCGGGGCGATTCGAGAAGGTGTTTGGAGCTGAATTGCAAGTGCCGGATGCAGTAGCCTTCTTCCAATTCGTCACTGATGACGGCGAAGGATATGAAGTATTCGCCGACGCCAGCAACGAGGCCATTGATTGCGCGGAACTCGAATCGAGCTACGGGCCGGACGGCGGGCTGCGGACGATCACAAAGGATGTGGCGCCGGGCTGTTATGAATGGTCGATCCAGGACGATTACGGCCACTGGTCGATTGTGGCGACGACGTGCAGTCAGCAGGAAGGCGAGCGGGTGTTCGTCCGACTCGTGCTGGGGCGCGATAACCCGGTGACTGATCCGGATCGCTACCGGGTGTGGCGGGTGGATGAAGGCCGCGCGTTAGATCCGCCATCGGCTTAAATAATGGGTCTTATCGGAAGCGGGAACGGATGGACATGCGGTACTGGCTGCTGCTGGTGGTGATTGATCTGCTGCTGGCCTGCTGCATTCCGATTTTAATGGTGATGCGAGAAGACGTGGCGCAATGGTGACGATTAACTGGACGGAAGTATGGCCCGTGATCGCCGCGGTGGTGGCCGCAATTGGCTACTGGCTGCGGCAGCGCGCTTCTGCCCGCGCGGAAGTGGAGAAGCGCCTGCGCGTGGACGCCGAATCGCGGGCGTTCCTGGCAGAGGCCGACGCCCAGTCCAAAATCGCCCAGGCAAAGGCGGACATCGAAATCCGGCTATCTACCGCGCGTGAAGATGCTGAAGAACGAGCGTTCATCCGGGCGCAGCTCCAGGGCCAGATCAAACTCAACGAGCAGTTTCAAAAGCTGCTGATTGAGAAGGAAGAAAAGGACGAGAGCAACTACCGGGTGCTGGCGAACGTGCAGCGGGATACGAACACCGTGCTGGTCAACCTGCTGAACAAGATTGAGGAGCAGCACGCCGTCGAGATCGCGGCGATCGGGGCACTGCCGGGAGTGATCCAGCGCAGCAACGCCGAGATGCTGAAGGAATATGCCCAGCAGATCGGGGCGGAGATCGGGGCGGTACTGACCAAGCAATTCCAGGTGCAGAGCCTGGAGCGCGAGATGTTCCCATTCCCGGACCCGGAGGACCCGGCCTGGTCCGAAAAATTCATCACGCCGGTGACGCCGATGGCGGCGATCCATAAGCAGCCGTATTACAACGACGCGGTGAAACTGCGCAAACCGTGCGCGGTCATCAAGTCTGAAGGCGAATGGCTGCGGGTGATCGCAGGGCGGCTGCAAGACTGGATTATCGTCGAGAAGCGGGCAGGCGATTCGCACTGCTGGGGCTGGCTGCCGGTCCACGCCGTACACGTCAGCGACAATGCGCCGCAGACGGCGCTCGCATAAGCCATGCAGGAACGGCTGGACGAGCTGACGGAATTAAATGACGCGATGCAGCGGCAGATGGACCGGTTCGCCGGCCTGCTGAAAACCGCCTATCACAACCCCAACCCGGCCAATATGCGCCTGCTGCGCGAAACGAGCCGGGCCATGAACGAGCAGGCAGATTTGCTAAATTCGAGACTCGAAGCGTTACAGGAGGAAAACCACATGAAACGCAGACAATGGATGATGCTGACCCTTATCGTCGTGGTGCTGATGGCGTTCGTCACCGGCTTCGCAATCGCGCAGGATGAACCCCTGGCGACGAATACCCCGCTGATCGTCGAAGGCACGGCCACGCTGGTCTCCAGCGAGCCGATCCCGACGGATGCACCCGCGGCGACGGAACTGCCCGTAGAGCAGCCCCCGCCGGACAGCCCGCCCGATACCACGATCGCGGACATTATGCCGTATCTGACGGTGATCGCGCTGGGTGTTTTGCTGGCCGTTGTCGCACTGGCCGGGACCGCGATTGTCGTCGCCGGGCAGGGAATGCCGAAATGGTCACGCGATGTCTTGAAGGCGGGTATTAATGAAGGCTTCGCCACGCTGCAACCGATTGTGGAGGCTACGCCGGGGGAATACGATGACGACCTGCTGGCGACCCTGCATGAGAAGATCAACGAGTTGTTCGCGCGGATGGACGCCCTGACGCCGAATGCGAAGGCCGTGAAGCCTGATCCGCTGACCGGGGAATGGAAAGACCAGTACCCGGTTGATAAGGAATAATCACCATCGCCGCCAACGACGGCACCATCCGGATCGGCTACAACTATCTGGATGTGCCAGACAAAGCGGTCGAAATGGAACACGCCCGCAAGGCCAACCTCGGCGGCGGGCTGTTCTTTCAGAACCACGGCGGATTCGCAAGGGATTTTAAGGCCGCGAATCCGGCGCGCCAGGTCGTCCTCCGCAACTACCCCGATAAGCAGCTCCCCGCCAGCGTCGATGACTGGCTAAAGGTCAATCAACCGCTGGCTGAGGGCGGGCTGATCGTCCAGACGGTCAATGAGATCGGTTTCACCCCGGGTGTGATCGCCTTTCATGAAGCGCTGCTGGAGCGGCTGAAGCGCGACCGGATTCGGATGAACGTGGGGCTGCTGGGCCTGTCCGTCGGGATGCCCGGTGCAGATGAATGGTTCAAAGCGGAGCGGCTGATCCGTCTGGCCGCTGACCTGCGCGACCAGGTGCATTTCATCCTGCATGAATACTATGGCGCCTGCATCACAACAGGGTTTATTGGCGGTAATCCCCTTCAATTCATCCAGCCGGAGAGCTGGCCCAAAAACAACACGCACATCACGATGTGGCACGTGGGGCGCTACCGCTTCCTGAAAAAGTTCTGCACGAGCAAAGGGCTACCGCTGCCCCGTATGATCATCGGCGAATTCGGCGCGGATTATGTCGGCGATATCGGAACCTGGCTGAAGTCGCTGCCTAGCGACGGTGGACAGTACGATTCAGTTGATGGTTGGCGCGATCTGGTGACGCAGTGGCGGCGCTGGTGGCACAACTGGGACGGCGCTACGGCGTATATGAAGCAGCTCCGGTTTGCCGACGAGCACATTTACACTGATGCTGAAGTTGAACTGATTGCCCTGTACACGCGGTGGAATGACGGAAGCTGGGGCACGTACCAGACGAACCCGGAAATGGATCAACAGATGGAGGAATACAGCCCATCCATGAGCACGCAACCCAGCCTGCCCCCTGTCCAGGAGCCTCCGATTGTCGTTAATCCCCCTCCCCCACCGACGGATGAGACTCCGCCTGCCCAGAGCGATCCGACGTGGATGGCCGGGCTGACAAAAGCGGAACGCGGGCGGATCGCGATGGGGCGGCTGCTGCTGGAATACGGCGATGAATTGCGGTCGCTGATTGTGGATGACGAGGCGTATGAGCTGATCGGGAAGCTGGCGGGGATGCTCGACGCGCGTGAGGTGTGATTTCCGATAAAGCGGTTTCTCAGGGGTAAGTGTAGGGGCACGATATACCGTGCCCCTATTTTCGTTCATTCAATAGCGGTTGAAATTGCCTACACCCCACAGTGCCCGGTTTGGCGTTCCGTCCGGGCTGATAAAAGCGTATCGGCGGTTCTTTCGCCAGCTCACGACAAGCCAGTTTTTGCGCAGGCGAATATCTGCCCACTTGCCCGAATAGACACAAATCAAGCCACCGAACAGCCGGAAGGGATGAGGATGACCCGGTACAAGCCTCTCAAATAGCCAACGTTTCACTTTTTCACACCTCTCGCTTTCCCCGAAAACGTTTGAGTGCCCTGCGCCACGTCCGCCGCCGGTGGCGATGGGCGAGTTCGTGCCAGCCGTGTACACGGAAGGTCTGGCGGACGATGTGCTCCCGGCGGCGGCGCTGGTCGATCATGGCTTATTCCAGATCGTCAGGGGTGGCTGACTCAGTCTGGGGTGCTGCCTGCGCGGCCTTCAACCGCTTGTTTTCATCCTCCAGCTCATAAATCCGCCGCTTGAATTCGCGCACCGGGAAGTCCGACCGCATCCAATTGCCCAGATTGTCATCCCAGCTATAACGCTCTTCGACCCGGAGTTCATTCACCTTTTTACAGGCTTGCTCGATCACTTCGACGAGACCGCGCAGGCGGGCATTCTTTTCTTGATGCGTACCAGCCCAACTGACCGATTCAGCATTGATTGCCATCGCGCGCAGCCAAGTCAGAATGTCGTCCTTAAAAGCACGGGCATTGCTGACAGTGGTGGCAGCCTGGCGGGTGTAGTGATCGACGACGCGCTGCACCCGGCTGTGGAGCGTCGGATCGTTGTAGCTGTAGTGATTGCCGTTGTTTCGCGCTGCCTCTTCAAACTCTTTAACCATCGCCTGAAGCCGACGGATGTCCTGGCGGAGCGCCACCCCGGAAGCGCTGTCACCCAGGGCTTTTTCAGCTTCAGCCCGCACCCATTCCAGGATCATGCCTGTGCGAATCGGTTCGCCGTTTTCATAAGTGCGGCGGTGGGTCGTGGATAGTACGGTTTCAAGACTTCCACGCATGGCGGCGGCGTCATCGGTTGCAGTGGACAGACGGTCGCCCAGGTCGGTCAGCAGATAGGCCACGTCGTCGCCCTGGCTTCTGATTTCATCCTGCCAGATGTTGTGCCTGCGGCGGGCCTGCACAACACTCATACGGATTTCTTCCAGCGTTTCGCGGTGGCCGCGCAGCTCGTCAGTCTGGCGGGTGTGGTCCTGGTCGAGGGTTTCAAGCTGGTTGATGATGGCGGATAGCTCCTCATCGACGACAATGAGATTAATCCCATTCTCCGGGAGATCGTCTTTCATCTTTTTCAGGCGGTCAATTATGTGCTGCATGTTCCTTCTCCTCTAATAGCTCCTGCACCTGAAAGCAGAATTCGTGAATATTGATGTAGTCCCGCAGCGGCGGCAGGTGCATCACGCCGGTTCGCTTTTCGGCATCCGGCACGAGTGAGTACCAGGCTGCGACAACTTCATCCCAATCAGGGTAGCGGTCATCGCGGCTGATGCTCATGTGCCAGCCCTGATCACTGAATGGTGGCGAAAGCAAGATTGACACCTTGCCCATCCTGAATCGGCGCGTACCAGGTTGAAGGCTGCCACTGGCGATAAAGGCTTGCAGCGTCGGTGGCAGTTCTGTTTCCCGAATGATGGGGATTTTTTTCTCCAGTGCGGACGGCAGACCTTTGTTGAGCGCGATCATACGATGCCTTCCCAGTAGCCCCAGCCGCCGCAAACCGCGCAGGGCTGGCCGATAGCATAGTCCGAGTAGCCCGAACCGAGGCAGGAGTAGCAGATGTGCTGCACCAGCCGGGGATCGACGATGATCGGTTCGCGCTTTTCAGGCAACACGACGCCTTCAGCAGCAGCAACCGGTTGGGCGGCGTCTTCCGATAACAGGGATTCTCCACAGTGGCAGAGATAGCGATTCTGCTGCTCTGACCACTGCCAGTCGTGAATATGGCGTTTACGATGGTTCATCATCCGCCTCCGCGTCATGAATAGTGGCTTTCGCCCCGGACGCATGACCAATGGCGATCATCTGGTTTTTGAAGAACGGCTTCGATTCCTCCGGCAGGCGGTCGATGATGTCCTTTAGCACGGCAAGCAGCCCTTCCCGACGGGCGGGACTATCGGGCACAGGCTTGTATGGATACCAGGTGATATGGATGCCGACGCCATGCTCGCCTGTCAGATCAAACTGGAACAGCAGGACACTGCTGTTGTCATCGGTGCTTTCCGGCGGCATGTCGGCCACCTGGTCAACTGTCACCTTTTCCTGACCATCGAGCAGCCAGACGATGAAATAGAAAATTGGGAATGTCGCTTTCTTAACCGGTGGTTTCCAATGCAGCTTCATGATTCGCTCCAGTCCATATCGTCGGGCATGAGTGACCGGGCGGCTGCACCGGTGAGGGTTAAGACGCAATGTTCGGCGAGGATGGGGACGCCATCGGTGTCCAGCATGTACAAGACCTCCTCCAGCAGCAGGTTAAAGCGGGCGGCGATGGCTTCCGCCAGGCGCATCTTCTCGTCGGGCGTGACTTCATCCATATCGAGTTTGTAGACGTGGCGTTCGCCCAGGCCGGGCAGGTTCGCTATTTCGCCGACCGCGTCTTTCAAATAGACGGTGGGTGTGCCGAAGACCTGCACAAACAGTCTGGCGCGCTCCCTGTCGGTGATCGTGCATTGAATGTCCCTACTCATCTTGTCCCCTTTCTATAGATTTCAATTTACGGAGGGCGGTGGATTCGTAGCGGTCTTTGGGGAATGCCCTGCCAGCCAGCGGACATTCCTTATTGTGAAAAACGTAACTGGCAACCCAGGGCGGATCGAGAACGCCATCTGACCACGTCCGAGCGGCGCAGTGCAGTAATGGGCTGCCGCAATGGATGCAGATGGGCGCGCTCATCACTCACCGCCGGTCAGGAGCGGGAATTTGCCACTGGTTACCAGGGCTTCGGTCATCGTCCGACCACTGTCGTCGATGAGGAACGGCACAAGCGAGATTGCGCCAGGGCGATAGACCGCACTGAAAACTTCTGCCTCCAGCCAATTGCGGACCAGGTACAAGGCCTGGGCCAACGCCCGATCCTTTTTGGCGTCAGTTTCGTTCTTGATGGGCAGCGCCGCCACGTCGATGCGGCCCGGCACGCCGTTGATGTTAAAGCCGATCTGGAAACCATAGCGCTTTGGCGTGCCCGGATGCGTGCCCTGGATGAAGGTCACACCACCGGCACGCAACCGGCCCATGAGTTCGATGATTTCACCCTGAAGCTGGGCCAGTTGTTTTTCCGTCCCACGACCGGGTATCTTGGCGTCGGACTGGTCTTCAAAGAAGGGGACGGCCTGTTTTTGCAGTTCGGCCTTATCGGGGATAAATCCATTCATCCTTCAGTCCTTTCTAGCTGCCCGGCCATGCTTCGAATCACGTCGAGGCAGGCGAGGCAATCGGATAATGCGGTGTGGCCACCGTTGAGCGGCTGCCAACGATAGTCGCCGTGATAGTGGGAATAGTCGCCAACGTACTGGGCGTAGGCGTGCATGGCGCAGGCGGCGTCGAGGTCATGGTGCTGGATACCGTGCCGTTGACAGTCGCCCTTGATCATGGCCTCATCAAACTGGGCGTTGTAGATGACGACCTGGCGACCGGCGACAATCTCCAGCAGGCGGGCATAGACGACCGGCCACGTCGGGGCATCAAGCAGCATGTCGGGGGTGATGCCGTTGATGTCGCTGGAGGAGAGGCCGAATGGGTCGCCCTTCTCCAGGAGGCGATCCGGATGCTGGACGTTGACGAGGGTATCGAGCAGGGTGTTTCCAGCCTGGTCGATGACGGCGATCTGCACGATTTCATGATGCCCAGCACTGAGACCGGTGGTTTCGGTGTCGCAGATGACGAACTCACCCTCCAGCAGTTCGAGTGCCCATACTTCCATCGAGTCGCGATCTGCACAGCGCTCGCAGAGGCCGGGTGGATTCTGATACAGAGGGCGGAAATAGCCGCGCTTGTCGATCCAGCCGGTGGGTTGGCCGCAGCGGGTGCAGTACCAACCCTGGCGCGATTTCTCGGCAGCGGCCTTGAGGCTGGCGCGGGCCTCGTCGGAGAGCTGCTTTTTGGGCACGGCCTGGTGACGATCGTAGAGATACATCACGCCGTCGGGCGATTTCTTGCGCCAGACTTTGCCCGCCGGTGAGGGCAGCTTCCTGCCGGTCTGGAATCCGGCATCACCCAACTGCTTTTTGGTGAGCAGGTGTTCCGGCCATTTGCCCCAGGCATAAACGGGGATATCGTCGGTCATAGGACACACTCCAGAATGTGGGAAACGGCGGTGGGCGTGTCCGCAGGACTATCGAACTCGCTGATCCAGGCATCCTGGCCGAGGGCGTAGCAGAGGGTGATGACGCCGAATACGTCCTGATTGGCGACGGCTCGGGCGTAGGTCAGGGCATCGACCAGGTGGCGATCCTGCTCCACACAGGCGATGAGGATCAGGGATTCGAGCGCGTCGTCCCAGGCCTGCACGAGCGGCCAGACCATCGTGCCCCCGATCTCCAGCACGAGTTCCGCGCCGAGGAAGGGATAGCCCTTCGACAGCAGCGTGTCGCGCAACTGCATGGCGCGCTGGGCAGCGTTCATGTTTCGACCTCCTCGAGGAGATAGCCTTCACCCTGACAGGCTTCACAGGGATCGCCGACGACGTTGATGCCGGTTCCGCCGCAGTGCCAGCACATGGCCTCGTCCCATTCGGCGAACTCGTCATCCGGGGTGACGACGGCGGTGGGAAAAATGACCTGGCCGCAGCGACGACAGACGAATACCCCGTCCTTCGCGTTCCAGTGCAGGATAGATTGGGGATGGCGGCAGCGCTTCATCGCGATTCTTCAGCCCCATCCTCATCCAGAGGTTGACCGCCTATCGTGACGGTGGTTTCAATCCCCTGGCTGATCAGGTCGTCGCGGATGTCACGCAATAAGCCGAGAAAACTGGCAACGATGTATTGACCAGCAGCGACGGATATTTCGTCGCCCTCGACCTGGATCTCACCCACGTGGATGGACAACTTTGACCCGCGTTTATTGCTCATTTCGATCTCCTTTATGTCTACAGAATGACGGTTATCGGAAACTAACAGCGGACGCCGGTGAGGGCGCGCTGATTGAACCTGTGCCAGAATTCACGGAAGCACTGATCTTCCCAGGCAATCTGCCAGGCCTCGGCCTGGTCGTTCGATTGGCTGCCCGGCAGTTCTTCGCCTTCTGGCGTGATGACTGTGAACGTCGGGTTACCGGTTGGCGATTCCCATGCGCATTTCACGGCCCAGCCCTGCTCGATCAGGGTTTGAGTCCACATCATTGACGGCCTCCTTACGGGATAGGGACTTGTAAAACGCCATCTCTGCCTCCTGCGCTTCATTTTCGAGCGCGAGCAGCTTGAAGGCAGGCAGCTCCTCTTCCTGCACCGGCGCAGGCTTACGGGTTTCAAATTGCAGTTCGACCGGCACATTGGTGACGTTCATGAGCACGCGGCGGATGTCGCGGTACATGCGATGCTGGAGCATGTCGCGGGCGTAGTCGTTGGGGACGGCGATGTGATAGACACCGTTTTGGTGTTTCAGGAAGCGTGTAGCTCGCAGCCAGGTGTCGAAGCTGGCGCGATCCAGTTGAATTTCAAGCTGGCCATAGGCGCGATCCCAATGGATTTCATGTTCGGACAAGGCACGCCCTGTCCCTACCGGCGCGGCGGGTTGGGGATTACGAGCTGAGGCCAGACGCGCGGCCCAGCTTCGGCCTTCGTCGCAGGAAGCCCAGGCCAGCCGCATTTCGGCGGTGATATCCTCATCGGCTCGCGCAGGTGCAGGCGGTTCGTACAGGGGGATGGGCGTGCGCACCTGCGCGCTGACATTTTCGAGCGACCGCAGGACATACTGCCAGCTTTTCCCGGCGCTGTGATCGCAGCGTTCGAGCACGGCGCGGACATTGCTTTCGCCGATGCGGGCATATTCCGAGGCCAGCTTGTCGGCGATCGCGGGCGTGAAACCAACAAAACGATTTTGATAGGGATGATAGATATTTAATCTCTCATCGATGGGTGAGTCTTGATGTTGATTTGTTAAGGATTTTAGACTTTCCCGAAAATCGTCTTTCGACTCTGCCGAAAATCCATTCTCGACTCTGTCCAGAAGGCTCACACGGATCTGCATGGGGTGGCGATCCAGCACGACGGCGATGCCTTTAACCAGCTTCTCTATCCGCAATTGATAGTGATAAGTGGGCGCGCCCTGCGCCCGCTCGACCCAGGATTTCACGATGGGCGATAGACGGGCACGGACGCGCTGCATCTGGGCATAGGAGAGATTGAGTTCGGCATACCATTCGCGGTCTGATTTCCAGATAGCCGCATCTGAACGACTGCCGCGCGGCAGCCAGTAGAGCAGCCGGTGCAGGACGATGCCCGCGGTGAAGTCGCCGACGATCCGGCAGCAGAGGGCTTCGGTGCTGCTGAGATCAGCCTGGGGGAAGGCCTCCAGAAGCTGGCGCAGACGGGGCAGCCACTCCGGCGGCGGCTGCCATACAATTCGAGGGGTCGGCGGTTCAAGTCGTTTCAGGTTTAACATCAACGTCATCTCCCATGAAGGGCGGGTTACTCGCCCAGATTCTCAAAGATATCGGACAGATACGCGGACACGCCCGACGACCAGGCATTCAGGGTCGTGTGGATATTGTCGGCATACGACGCCAGCCCGCTCGCAAGCTGGTTGGTTTCATTCAACTGGCGGGCCGTCTCCCAATTCAAACCGAGCAGTTCGTTGATAATGGTGACGGTCTCCGGGTAGCCGGTGATGGTGGCAAGGTGGCGGATGGTCATCAGGATGGCGTAGATGCGCTCCTCGCGATCCACGACGTAGCCGGTTTTTGACACGGTAGAAGGTGATTTATCGGAAGCGGGCTGCGGTGCAGGACGTTCGACGAAGACGAGATTTTTGACGTTCGTCAGGAAGGGCGGAGAACCGGGGAAGTCCACGCGCACACCACCGTCTTCGAAGGCGACAATGACACCACCGGTGCGACCCAAGCGGGTATCGATCCTATCGCCGATCATGAACGTACCACCGGGCGGCGGCTGCACCGGCTCGTCGGGCTGATCGTCCTGGTCGTCATCATCCGGGGCGGCGCTGCGTTCGCGATATTCCCAGTCAATCACATCGAAGCCCGCACCTAGATACTTACAGGCGAGGGGAGTTATGCGATAGCGGACAATTTCACGCTCACCCTTGTGTGTCGTGCTCTGCTGAAGATAATTCTTGAGCATCAGCACACCCAAATGACCCGGTTCTGTCTGGCAGTCCTGGCGGGTGAACCAACCACCGCCTTCCAGATGACCCATTGCCCAGCGCCATGCCCACTTGAGGAATTTTGAGATTTCATATTCTGACACACGGCCTGATTCGTCGGCGGCAGGCGGATTGACCTTTTGCAGGTGCTGGATGTCGTATTCCCGGCGGCCATTGGGCGTCTCGACCGTTCCTATTCGACCGACCACGCTGACGAGCGTCCCGGTCTGGCCGCTGCGGGCCTGCACAAAATCGCCGGGGGCGGGCGGGGTTGGCGGCTTATCCGCCCCGGTCGCGGCCTCATCGAGGATGCGGAAGGCTTCCACGAGGGAATCGTTGGCCGACACGAGGCGGTTGTGTTCATAGTAGTTCTGCGCCTGGTGCAGGAGCCGGGTGGCACGGGTGGCCGCAAGCTTTTCGCCACCGTCGGGGCTGGTTTCGAGGGCATAGACGCGGGCGAAGCCATTCCGGATGTCGTTGAGGACGCGGCGGGCTTCGACGGCCTCAGCAGCGTTGTAGCCCTGGGTGGGTGGGGCCTGCACCGGCGGTTGTACCTTAACTGTAGTTAAGGTAGCGACTTCAGCGCGGATGTCTGCAAGTGACCATGCGTCACGGGAGAAAATTGTCCGTAGGTTGCCAATTGGCAACCTATTTACGTCTCTGAAGGCCGATTCCGGCCAATCTTCTACGTCCCCACGCAGCCAGATCAGATCGTTTATTTCTTCATCGGTCGTTATATGAAGAATGTCACGGTAGCGGGAAAGCTGTTCTTTCGCCAGTCCCATCGCGGCTTCAATGCGCTCGCCTGCACCTTTGGGGATGCGGTGGGTGTTGCCGTCGGCGACCTGGGCGTAGAAGCGGCGATCCGAGCCACCGGGGGCCACGATCTGGTCATAGTCAGCGTACTGATCCTGCCCACGCGCGGCCATGATGAGCAGCGCCAACTGGCGGGCCATGCCGACCGCGTTGAGGCTGCGCCGGGCGGTGTTCTCAGCGGCCTGACGCCAGACGTAATCCGCTCCAGAAGCGACCGCAGCGGGTATGCGGGCGTACTCGTCCCCGGCCTGAGTGTGCAGGCGCAGCAGCCAGTAGGCCAGCCAACGGCGTTCACCGGATTCGATGAGGTGGCGGTCGCGCTGGTCGATAATGGTGATGGGGTTAATCAGCCCTTCGCGGAGGATCGACCCGGCTAGACGCAGCAGGGAGATGAAGCTTTCGTAGACAGGGGGCGTGCCGTCGGTATCGAGGCCGTCGCCTTCACCCAGGATGATAGCCCCCACGTCGATGGTGCGCCCGGCGGCGTTGGCCGCGACCGCAGCCCAGGTGTTGAGCAGATCGGGCACGTCCGCCGGTGATCCATTCCAGACCAGACGGATGCTGGCGGGGATGGCGCGGCGGGGCTGACGCACATCCGCCCAGATTTCGTCAATGGGACAGGGGCGGGCCACGATACGCCCGGTGTTGAGTTCGGGCGGGGCAGACGCGCCAAAGATTTCATCGGCGACCTGTTCGAGGTCGGTCTTGTCGTCGAAAGCGTTGAGCCGATCCACGTTGTTCCGTTTATTACGCGCGGACACTGAGCACCTCCTGAAGGCGGTCGATAAGATTCCAGGTTTCGCGGGCGGCGTCGCCTGCCGGTTCGAGGGCGTAGACAGGCAGGGCGGATGATTCGCTCTCCGTCCAGAGGGTGCGCTGGGGGATGGGCTGCCAGACCAGATCGCCGAACTGCTTTTGCAGCTCTGCCAGGTTGCGCTGCTGCTCCGACGTGGACGCACGGTATTCGACCGGGATGATGCCCGCGACATCAATGGGCGGCAGTCCCCAGCGTTCCTGACGGGCGCGGTCGGCGGCCATGCGGCGGTGAATGCTCTCGACGAGACCATCGAAGCTGGTGAAGGACAACTTCGTCGGATAAATGATCTTATCGGTAGCGGTATAGAACGCACCGTGCAGCAGGGACGGGGTGGGCGAGGTGTCGATGATGACAATATCGACCATGCTTTTGAGTTCGTCCAGGCGCATGGCGAGGGCGTCGGCATCGCTGATGGACGAGGCGATATTGCGGGTTTCGACGTTGGAGGGGACGACCCAGAGCTTGCCGTCGGGGAGGCGCTCGCCGGGGATGCCAAAGCGCTCCGGGGAGACGACCTTGACGGCCTGCGTCCATTCGCCATCGCGGACGAGCAGATCGTAGAGCGCGGGGGCCTTGCGCAGGCCGAGGCGGATGGTGGCATGGCCCTGGGGATCGCCGTCGATGACGACGACCTTGCTGCCCCGGGCGGCGAGGCCAGAGGCGAGGTGGGTGGCGAGGGTGGTTTTACCCACGCCTCCCTTTTCATTAATTAGTGTGATGACCTGCATGTTGTTATACTCTTTCTATCCCAAACGGGATTGTGGTTAAATGAATGGGCGATGGCTCCAGGCCGTCGCCCGTTCGCGTTTAGATGCCCAGATCGTCGCGGAGGCGGCGGGCCTGCCGCATGTGCTCGACGAGTTCGGCGATGCGCGGGTTGCGCTGTGCGAGGAGGTCGATGACCTCACGATAGGTGCAGCCGGTGCAGGCGCAGTTCTCGTGACCCTCACCCCCTGGCCCCTCTCCCTCAGGGCGAGGGGGAGAAGCGGGAGAGTCGGGCTGGTGGGCCTGCACGGACTGATTGATGGGTTGGGGGCCGCGCTCAGCCGGGCGTGGGGCGGTCCCGGCAGCGGCTTCGATTTTCGCCAGCGTGGGCGTGGTGCGCAGCGGGGCGGCGCGACGTTCGAGTTCCGCAAAGGTGCGATCCACGCTGGTGCGGGTGCGCAGGCTGGTGATCCCTTCGCCTTCAGACTGCTTCTCCGCGGCGGCTTTGGCCTGCTGGGCCTGGCGCCAGAATTCCTTCATGTGTTCGTGACAGCGTGGCAGCTTCGTGCCTTTGGGGTTGACGTATTTGGGCTGGTTGCAGCCGGGTTCAATGCAGATATCGGACGAGTTTTCGCGGGGCATGTTTTTCTCCTTTGTGTTGTAATTTGCCAGAGCTTTTTGTCCATCAGGCAGGATGAGATATTCGCGCCAACTTGTTTCGCCGCGACGCTCAATACATCCTTTAATCAGGGCAATTTGAAGGACATGGTGGGGGATATTACGTAACGATTCAGATGAAAGCACCCAACCTTCGCCGCCGTCCTGCTTCGCTTGGTCGAGAATTGTCAGCAGTTTGTGCATATGTTGATTCAATGTCGTCCTCCAATTCGGATCATTAAAATCAATGGGTGACTTTCTCACGAAATGAGTCAGACTCCCTTCGCCACACAGCGGGCGATTTCTTCCTGCAACTGGCGCAGGGCATCCAGATCGGTGGTGAGGCGACCGGCAGCGTAAATGTAGGGCACGTAGCGGCGCAGGGCGGCCACCATGCGCAGGGTTTCGCCGGCGGTGGGCTGTACGCCTGCGAGCAGGCAGCGGCCATAGACGGCGATGCGCGGGTTGTGACACACGAGTTCGTCGAGGGCGGCGGCGTCCCCGGCCTGGATGCGATGGCCGAGGGCGACTTCCTGCT